TTATTTTTTGACCGTTGTTTTTGCTTCGGTATTTTGAATGTTTCCCGCACCGGGATTTAGGTGCGGGGCGAGTTCGATCTCAATCTGTTCTGCAACCAGTTTCGAAGCGCGAATTCCGAGGCGCTTGCGATCGGCTTTTTTCGTGTAAATTTCTGCCTGTCTGGACGTTGCCCAGCCGTATTGAGCCATCAATTCGTGCGATGAAGCGCCTGCATTTGCGGCCAAAGTGGCGGAAAGCTTGCGCAGCCCGTGGGCGCTTTTGTCCACATCGGCCTTCGTGCAGTGTTTGCGAAACCAGTTCCCGAATGATTCGACAGTAAACGGTCGGCCATTCTCGCCGACGATGAAGGCGAGATCACCGGTCTTCGTTTTTTCGATCACCTTCATGAGGCGATCTGGAAACTCCACGGTGATCTCGGCGCCGGTTTTGTGGGTCCGCAGCGTGAAAGTGTTCCCGCTCATGTGTTGGCGACCGGCGCGCACGATGTCTGACCGGCGAAGGCCGGAGCAGAGAAGCAGCTCCATTGCCAGGCGTTGCGGAGTTCCGATCTTCCACTTGATGCAGAACTTATGAACGTCCTCAGATGTCCATGGCTCAAAGCCGTCCGTCTTGTACTGGAGACGGTCGACGCCATGCGTCGGATCGAAGCCGGTTAGGTCGGCTTTGACTGCCCATTCGAAGACGCCGCGCAGCGCCTTCAGGAGTGCATTGGCTTGGCCTGGCGTGCCGGCGCGCGCATCGAGAGCTGCCTCAACGTCCTTTTTGCAGATATCGGCAAAGAAGCTATCGCCAGCATTTTTCAGCATTTGAATAAAGAGATTGCCGCGCGCCTTTCTTGTGGAGGTCGCTAGATCTGCCCACTGGCGACTTTCCATGTATTGGCCGATGAGCCATTTCAGCGTGCGGCTGTCTCCTCGTTGGCGGGGGCGTGCCGGTTGCTCTGCGGCGATCGCGTCGCGATATGACTGCTTGAACTCTTCCGATCCCGGTTCGCCGACGAGGCGCGTGCGGGGGCCTTTGCCGACACGATAATAGAACACGATGGTTCCGTGGCGGTTCTTCTCTCGGATAACGTTCAATGGCAGTTTACGTGGCATATCTTGCATCAAAGCCGAACTCCACCTTTTGGCGCAAGCGGAATTCTATCCACCTGAGCGGGAGATATTGGCGACACGCGAATTGTTCGCCCGCCCTCCACGATCTCAACCGTCACATTCCGCTCGTTGGCGATTGCGGCCATGCGGTCCAGATCGGACTTTTTGACCACGGCTTGTGCTGTCATCGGCCGTCCTCCGCGTTCGAATGGTTTTCGCGCGAAATGTTGCCCTCAAGCTCCACGTGTCCTATTTGGTGCGTTCGGCCAAACACACCATGGCTGACCATAGATGGGGGCTGGCACCATGCAGGCTGGCCTCCATCGCTTCCTTTGGCACTCGTTTGCGGCCGTGCCATCATTGCAATATCGGACTGGCGCTCTACTTCGCTGGTATCGCCGATTTCTCGGCGGCTGGGAGATGCTTGCGCTCTCGCCTCTGTGCGGAGTCCATCATGGAAAGAACTCCCCCCACGCTCAGCGATGAGCGACGGGCTGCTATTGTCGAGGAAGGTCGACAAGCTGCCCTCGACGGACTTAACCCGTTCGCCTGTCCGTACTTTACGGACATGTTCAGCGAGCGCTTCCGAGCTTGGCTGGAAGGCTTCTGGTCGGTCGACCAATCCAAGCACTAAGACGAATTTTCGTGTTTTCTCTCCGACGATTTTTTGTAGAATTGCCGTGTGGCGACGGAGGATCGCACGGAGGCGAGAATGGATGTCGAGGAGCGGCACTACGGAGTAGAGTGGGTAGCGCCGATTTATGTAAGAATTGGGTACGGCTCTTCTGAAGCCGTCCGCGGCCCTGCCGAAGCTTTTCATTATCTGGTCCAGCGATGGCCAATCGACAGAGGGCCGAAATATGACATGGCGTGCATAGTCGTTTCCAATGCTGTAGAGAGGCGCGCTTCGGCAGAGGCCGCCAGAGAGGCCTTCATCGCTGCGGCTATAGAAGCTCACGTTCTGGCCTGATTTAGGCATTGGCCGATCCCCCGGTGGTAGCGAGGGCGCGGATGCGTTCAGCGATCGCCTTCGCGCGACGCTCGTCACCTGCCGTCTGGAACTGTCCATAATAGTCGCCAGTCTCGGCCACCGTGGCGGCTTCCTCTAAAATTGCCGTGCGCAAGGTCGAATGGTAGTGAGGCTTATGGAGAAATGGTTGTTGAGGATCATAGCGACGATGTTCATCCTGGCTGCTGTACTGCAGTGCGTCAGCTACAATTGGTACTTCGTCGATGGCTCTAGCCTTAGCGCCCTCGAGCGAACCTACGGATGGGTGTGGACCGTCATCATCGCTTTTCCCGGCATTATCTTTCTCAGGCTGAGCTTCCGGCTTTGATGCGATCGTGGGCCGGAGCGAATGGTTCTGGGGTGGCTGGATGTTCTCGTTATTGGGGTCATTATTAGGGTCACAAGGGCAACACGTTCCCGACGTTTCTCTGTTTGATCCCCCATTGTTCCCCGCGTGAGGCCTGATGCTTAATGAGGCCGTTAAAATATTATGGTTATCTAGTGACATGCTTGAAGCCGCATCTTCAGACTCTATGTGGTCAATGCCATGTACCGCGTCCGGCAGAAGGCCTGCACCTAGGCGGACCGGTGCGGGCCTTCCCAAATTCGTTTGCGGCGGGGTGCTGATCTCGACCAAAGCCAAGACGCGGCGACGATAATCCGCTTCAATGAATGCCCTTGCATCCTCAAGGGTGCCGAATTTCTCGCTCACGTTCCGCCCATTGATGAGCACAGGGAACTTGCCGTACATCAGCGGCTCGCCCTTGTCGATTTTCGCCGAGAAGCCCAAGGCATAGCACTGTGCCCGCCATACCGGGTAGTTATTGGCCGGGTTGCCCTCTTCCCATGCGAGCGGCTTGATGCTCACCGCCAAATGATTTTCGGGCGGCGGCTCGATTGGCTCTAGCCGTTCGATCTCTCCCCATTCCCCAGCAGAGGCAACCGTTCCGGGCCTGATCCAGTTCGTGGGGGCGATCCAGCGGTCGCCGTTCTCCATCATGCCTATGGCCGCGAGTGACGAGCCGCCAGACTTCCAATAGACCCGGTATAGACCCAGAGGCGCGACGTCTGGGCTACCGAATTGCGCAAGAGGGTGCGCCTTTTCTGGCCTCACATTCGTTTGCGGCGGTGCTGGCTGGGCGTAACGCCATTCGCTGACCTTGCCCCAATCGATATTGTCCGATGCGTCAGTCACGATCCCATCAGGCGTAACCGCATCGACAAACCTGTCTCTAGCGCCTAGAGGCACGTCAAACCGCCCTCGGCATTTGCAGGGCCTCCAATCAAGCTGCATCAGACCACTCCACATAAAAGCCAAAGCAAGGGATTGGGAATACGTACAGACGGCGCTTAGCGCGGTCGTAGAAGGCTCCGATCCAGAGATCGTACCAAGCGAAAATAGGCTTAATCCGCATTGCCAGACCCTCCCACATGCGTTTTGGGTGATGGGGCGGACATGTCGGCTTCGAGCATGCGCTGCCATTGACGGAAGCCGTTCAGCTTCCTGTCGGCCCGCTCCTCATCATATTCTTCGCCGGTAAGCTCGCGCAGCCATTGAACGGCCGCATCGAGGTCTGCGATCTCATCCGAGAGCGCCTTTCGATTTGGCTTTCCGCTCACTGGTTCGCTCTGGTCAAGACCTTGGATAAGGCAGCGGGCGAGGATATTCGCCAGTTCTGAAGCTTCTTCACAAGCTTTGCCGAGCGCCTGATGAATGAGCACGTTCGGCTCTGGTCTCCAAAGGGTGATACTCATCACGCCCTCCCGCTCTGCTGCGGCTGGCCTTCGAAGCGAGCGATGATCTCCTTAAGCGCGACGATGATGTCTTGGCGCTGGCCGTTGGAGACGTAGTTCGTGCGCTGGCCTTCCGGCCGGTCGAGCGGGAAAACCAGAAGGACGAAACCGTTCTTTTTCTTTTTCCCCTTTTCATTGAGGACTTCGTCGAGGGCAGACGCCATGGACTGCATCATGTTCTTCGTGTCGGTCATGCCCGTCCAGCCTCCTTGGCGCGAAGGTGCGATTTCATTTTGACGTATTCGATGAAAGGCAGGTCGCTGTCGTAATTCAGCCAGTCCTGATAGTTCTGCTGGCTGCGGGTGAGCTTCGGCGGCGCTGGGCTGTGCTCGATAGCAGCGAGCTTGCCCAATTCGGTGACGGTGAAATAATCGTCGCCGCCGAACATCTCGACATTGGCAACGCGCGTCATGAAGCCTTGCTCGTGCAGCGCCATGCAATCGGCGTGATCCTTGCTGCCGACGCCTGTAACAAAGCGGTTCCGGTAGAACGAGCCGCGCCCATACTCGTCGAGGCCCAGCGAGTGCTGCAGGATGTGAAGCTGCTTAGCGTCCATCTTACTGGCCCTCCGTGGTGGCGAGCGCAGCGCGAGCAGCTTCTTCCAGCGTCTTGCCGAAGCCGAGCCGATCGGTGGTTTCATGCTTCATGAAGGCGAACGGACCACCGTATGGCTTCATGTCGATGGTGCCGCTCTTGCCGACCAAACGAACCAACCAAGGCGAGGGGCAGCGCGGGTTGTGCTGAATTGCGAATGTCAGATCGCACAGCTCTACCGGTACCAAATGCGTCGAGGGCGGTGTGGTGTCGGCACACAAGGCGTCCATGGCTATGCGCCGAAATAGTGCGGCGCTGTCTTCTGCGGATTTGCCGTCAGAGGTATCGGGATCGGCGATCTTGTTGCGCGCGTCCCAAAGTACCTTCGCAAGCCGCCGCAGTTCGAACTTTGACTGACCCTGCGTCTTATCGGTGTCAGAGTGTGCGGGGGCCGCAGGACGTGGCGTCATCGGCCAGACGGGGCCGAAGTCAACCATGACCGCGCGGCACGTGGATTCGGAGCCGACGTAAACCGGTGGCTGCTGGCCGCCCATGAGGACTGACAGGAAGATCTTTCCGGTGGCATTGATCTCGGCAAGCTCATCGCCTGAGACCGTCCAGCACGAAACGCAGGAGTGGCGCGTTTGAAATACGTGCATGTCCTGGACGTTCTCGGCGCCGGCGGGCGCGCGCATGATCAGGTTGCTGCCGTCGAATTTCGTGGGGTGCGACATATCACTGTGTCTCCATCATCGCCGCGACCTGCATGCTGATACGCGGCAGAGCGAAGCGTTTGCGGCGGGCGACGCCGGACATGGGGTCAGGAATGGACTTCCAGACGATGATACGATCAGGGCGCGACAGATCCGGCGGCGGCAAGCGGTCGCTGGCGAGCACGGCGATATCGTGCCGGCGCATGAAGAGCGAAAGCATGCATTCGGTGATGCCAAAACGCTCGGCGACCTCGTAGGCGCGGGCGCCACTCTCGATCGCGCTACGAACCTGTGCGGGGTCGAGGCTCGCGGATTTGGCCGTAGCTGGCTGACGCAGGTGATTACGAGGCATTGTTCGTATCCCTGAGTTCTTCACGTGCGACCAGCATGTTGCGCAGCGGACGGTCCGTCTCGCTGCAGCCGTCGAGCGTGAGATTGTGAAACAGGGCAGCCTCGACCATAGGGATGGCGTCGCGGATGCCGCGCTGCGGCACGCAGACGCCATCGATCTCGCGATTGATGTGGGTCAGCGCTGCATGCAGGTAGTTCCTTGTGGCGTACAGCTCGTCCATGCGGCGCTGCTCGGCGGCAACGTCTTCAGGGCGTGTATTGTCGAAGGCGAGACGCGGAAAGCGGCGGACCGCGACCGGTAGGCGCAAGATATTTTCCATCAGACAAGCTCCCGCGAAAGATGGGTGTTGAACTCGACGAGACGCTGGCAGGCCATGGCGCCTGCCGCGAAAAAGAGAAGGATGGCGATGACAAGCATCGCGCCAATGAGGCCGCGAGACGGCACGGCGTTGGCGCGGCGCTTGGCCTCGCCTTCGAAATGCATGTGCTCGGCGCCGCGCGGGCCGGGATCATCGGTGGTGACGTGATCTTTGGATTGCATGGACTGGACCTCCATCCGTTTCGAAGGCCGCATGAGGGGTGGCATGCGGCCAGGCGAAGCGGACGTGTCAGGCCGACATTTCCGGAGTGCCCTGATAGGCCGGCAGATCGGTCTCGCGGGCCGCACGCTCCATGTCGCGCATGACCTGCTCGGTCACGTAGACGTCAGGGCGATACATCTGGAATATCCAAACCACCGAACCTTCGCGAACGCGGTAGCGCAGGCGCACCGGCAGGCGGATAGCTTCGCCCATGAAGAACGGTGGCAGCTGGATGATGAAGAGCGACGGCACGATAAGCTTGTCGCCTTTCATGTCGCGGTGGGTTTCTTCCCAGGTCAGTTCGCCTTCGCCGGTTTGCAGCGTGACGTTGTTGGACACGCGGGTTTCGGCGTGAACCTTGAGGCCGATCGACAGCATCTTCAGTTCGTGCGGATATGCGACCTTGCCGCCGAGCTTGTCCTGCCAGAAAGCCACCTCGTCTTCATGCGGCGATGCAAGTTCGCCGATGTGATCTTCGATGAATTCGGCAAAGGCCTGCTGGTTGAGAGGTTGCTTGTCCATCTTCACCCAAGCCTGCCATTCCTCGGACAGCGGGAACTTGTATTCGATGCGGTGTTTGCCGTTCTCCGGCTTGCCGACTTCCTTCCCGATGACCTCGCCTTCGGTGCTCGCGACATCAGTGTTTTTGTGGTGGTAATCGACGACGGTCAGGAGTGACGGTGCCTTCCAGTCGGTCGCGGCGAAGATGGCGGAATTCTCGGTCGCGTGGCGCTTGGTCAGATCGATGAAGCTTTCCAGAGTGGTGATGCGTGCGGTGCCCGACTTGCGGTCCGGCGTGTCGCGCCATGCGTCAAAGAGCGGCTTCAAGCCAGTGGCATTGCCGGTCTTCGGGTCGAGAAGAGCCGGCACCGATGAAGGAATGCCCTTGGCATTCGAAGGGGCGGAAATGGTGAGGACAGTTGCGCCAGCGCTCTTGGCGAGTTCGGCGACGGCATTGACGGCGGTTTCGGACAGCTGGTCCATGGTTCATTCTCCGATTGAGGAAAGGTGAGGGTGTGCTCGCCGATCAGGCGGGACGAGTGAATGGCGACTGGCCGCGCTCGATCTCGCGAGGGCCGCCGATCATGTCGAGCTGCTGCGGGTGCTCGGTGGAAATGCTGCCGTCGTCGACGAGGAAGAACACGCTGGAGCGGCGCGGCAGCTTCGGCATCTTCACGTCAGGAATGTCGGCATCGAACTGGATCATCTCGCCCTTGGCGGTCAGCTTCAGTTCGAGTTTGACGGTCGCGGAAAACGAGCGGGTCGGCTGGGCTTCGGCAAGTTCCTGAAGGCCGCGCTGGGTTTCCTGCAGCGTGGCGGAAAGTTCTTCGTTGAGCTTGCCGCTTTCGAGCATGCCCAACAGGGTTTTGGCATCACGGATGATCTTCATGGGTTTGTTCCCGGTTGAGGCAGTGCCCGACGCTGAATGGCAGCGGCGCGCTTAGCGGTTCAGGCTGCGCCCGCGTCGCGGATCAGCTTGGTCTTGGTGATCTTGATGTCGGGAAATCGCTTGCCGACGTGGCGGGATGCGTCATCTGCGCAGGCCGCTGAAACATCGTGCTTCGTGCCGTCCGCGAGATGAACGCGGAAATGGCTTTGCTTCGGACGGACGGCCTCGATCGGCGGCGGCGTCCGGAAGGTCAGGCTCCTGTCGGGCGTGAAGTCAGCGGCCGGCATCGGATCAGTTCCGGGTTTCGGACTGCTGGCCCGCCAGCTCGGCGGCCTGTTTTCCGTACTGGTCGATCTGGCGGCGCGTGAAGCAACCGATCTGGCAGATCTCGGTATCGGTGGCGCCGGGATGGGCACGCATGACGGACGCGATCTCGACGATGGTATTGCGTGAAGGTTCAGAAACTGTCTCGGGCATTACACACTCCATTCGATGCGATTTGAATGGATGCATAATATGCGCATACGTATAATCGTCAATCAAAAAAATGCGCGAACGTATAATTCGCGCATCTTATGCGTATACGGATTGGGCTGTCCGGTTACAATGTCGGGCTTTTGGCTTGTTCGAGGCGTCGAACAGAACTTTTGGGAAGTGCCGCGAATATCTCGCCGATCCATTCGAGGCTGGCGCCGATGATCGGGTCTGCATTGAAAGAGTGAAGGTCAACGCCTTGGCCGCCCTTCATGATTGTTTTCAGGAAACGACGACCATCGGTCGTTCTGACAGCTGCCTCTATGCCAAAGAAATGGTCGATCGGACGCTTCTGCTCTTTGAAGCAGATTATCACGTGTCCTTCACGATACACTGGGAGCATCGAGTTACCTATTACCTCGAAGGCAACCAGTTCCTCGTCGAGTTCGAACGGTATCCATATCTGTTCCAGGCCTTCCGGCGGGGTCTGTTCGAAGTCTGGTTGAATTTCAGCGCCAGCACCTATTCGGCCCATTACTGCAACCGTGGTGCCGCTCTGTTCTCGCGGGCCGTGGTCGATGAGTTCTTCGTAGGCTGCGTTAATAGCGTCTCGCCTTGGCCCTTCGGGTTCAGAACCAGAGAACCAACGGCTGACTGTGGCCTGCGTCACACCAAAATGTTCTGCGAGCTTTGCCTGCTTCCAGCCAGTCGCGCGCATTATCCGGCGCAATTTTTCATCAATTGTCATCATGGCACGAGCCTATCGGCACGTCAGATGACTGGGAAATGCGAACGCGTATATTTTCAATCTTGCAAAACATACGTATGCGCATATTATACGCATATGAATGCGTTGAAACACATCCGCACTAAGATTTTTGGCCTCACTCAGTCGGAGTTTGCGGCGATCGCAGGCGTGACGCAGGCGTCCGTGTCTCGTTGGGAAGGCGGCGTATCGCCCTCGCTCGATGATATGCGTGCAATCAGAGCGGCTGCTGAGACGCGAGGTGTGAAGTGGGAAGACCGCTTCTTTTTTGACATGCCAGAGGCCGCAGAATGATGCGGCCTTCAAAATTCTCCCCGCGCAACTGCTCCTGTGAGGCAGGCGGTTGCGTGACTGGCCGCCGGAGCGGCGGACCTTCGTGCTCCGGCGGTTCTTTTCTGGTTGGTCTGGCATGCGGGCCTCCTTGATCTGATGGCAGATCTCTAGGCCGCCCTCGCGCGGCAATCACGGAATCCTTTCTCGAAAACCGTACCTTGACGGCAAGGAGCGCTAACGTGCGTCCAGATGGCAGCATACGAACGATTGAAGACGAGGGCGTTATCGCCATCAAAGGCGCGACGGCGGTTTGCCTCAAGCTTGGCGGCGGCCTGACCTCCTTCGCACGATTAACCCGTGTCAGCGGACCGGTGCTTTCGCGCTACATCGATATCCATGATCCCGACAATTTCGAGAAGGTGATCGGGGTCGATGTTGCCGTCGAGGCTGATCGCCGCGCCGGCAGCCCGATGATCATTTCCGAGGCCGCGCGTCAGCTGGGCTATCGTCTTGTGCCAGAAGATGGCCAGCAGCCGCAGGCGCACAAGCTCTCGGACGGCGACGTCATGGACTTCATGAAGGAGGCCATGGACGTGTTCAACGCTCTGCGCGAAGCGCGCGCTGACGGGCGGATCTGCGCCGCCGACAAAAAAGCTATCGAAGAGCAACTCCGCGAGCTTGAGCGTGAAATCGCCGAAGTCCGCGCCAATATGGCGGAGGGCTGATCATGGCCGTGCCACAGAAAAAACCATTCAAGGTTCCCGGCCCGCGTGGTCTGGATATCGTCCGCGTCGCTGTTGCTGCCGGTCGCTTCGAAGATAATGGGCAGGCGGAACGCACCGCAGCGACGAACGTCAACGCGCACGGATATCTCGACCGCGACAAGAAGGCCGCTTCTGTCTGGTACCCGACCGACAAGGCGCGGGAGATGCTGGCATGGCTCGATGCCGGCGTTTCCGGCGGCGAGGTCGTGGCGGCCTCCGCAGAGGCGTCAACCGGTCTCACCGCTCTGGCGGTGCGCAACAGCCAGGCGCGCTTGATGTTTGCCGATGGCGACGTTTTCGCCGCGCGCCAGCTTGCCGAGGGCGTTTATGATCAAGCCAAGGCTGGCGCCAGCTTCTCCGCCCGCTTCAAATTGAAGGAAAGTCTTGCTGCGTGCCATCGCATTCAGGCTGACGCTCTCGACATCGAGGTGAAGGCCAAGATGCGCATTGCCGAGGAATGGGAGAAGGCGGGGCAGGAAGGCAAGACGCTGAAAGGACGGCCAAAAAGCGTTCCCGACGAGAACGCTTTTACGGCGGAAGAGGCGGGGCTGACCCGCAAGGAATTGCATTACGCCAAAAAGCTGCTGGATGCGGATCGGCGGGAGCCGGGTATTGCGGAGCGCGCCATTGCGGCACGCCTCGCGGCCGGACTGGAGCCGACCCGTGCGAGCCTTCGCGCCTCGATTGGCACCAAGACGGCGACGAAGGAAGAGCGCGGAAACAATCTTTACGAAACCGGGCCGGAAGCGATGTTCACGCTGCTGGCGCTGGAGAAATTCGGGTCGCTGGTGTGGGACCCTTCCTGCGGGCGCGGCGCAACCAGCCGTCCGATGGAAGATGCCGGTTATGATGTGCGGATCTCCGACCTCGTCGATTACGGCACGGCGACGGCGCATGGCGAGCTTCAGGAGGTCGCCGATTTCCTCACGACTGAGGCGTTCGAGGATCGCCCGGATATCGTGACCAATCCGCCTTACGGCGCGGTCCTGAACGCGTTCGTGGCGCACGCCCTCAAGGTCCACCGTCCGCGCAAGATGGCGCTGCTGCTGAACGCAAATTTCTGGTTCGGATATGACGATCCGGAACGGAATTTCGTGCTCGACGAAAACCCGCCCGCGCGGAAGCTGTCCTTCTCCCGCCGTCTTCCGATGATGCATCGCGACGGCTGGACCGGGCCGGTTGCCTCCAGCAGCATGAACACGGCGTGGTTCATCTGGGAGCTGCAGCCGGACGGCACGTACGGAAGCCAGACAGTCGATATCCGGGTGAACTGGACCGATTACGTGCCTGTCGAAATGGCCGCTGAGGCCGATGAGGTGGCGGCATGAGCACGCCCCACGACCGTGAGCACGAAAAACAGGTCATCCTGCGGCTTCGTCAGATTACTCAACGCCTTGCTGGCGACACCTGGCATATCGATGCCGATGACGACGGGTATCATATCGTCGCGCATCGCACGACGGGTGAGAAATCCCGGATTCTCACGCTGCATCCTGACGCATCGGCGGACGAGCAGGATCTCGTCGCGGGCGCGCTGGATCACCTGTTCCTGCTGCTTGGCACCATCGGCCGCGCCGTCGACAATGTGCGCGAATTGCGTGGTCAGCTCGCCAACATGCACGACCGTGGCCGTAAGGAAAACTGGGGTTTTACGGCAAAGGCGCTGTGCGACAGCGTGGCTTTCTGGCGCTTCCTGGAGGGCAAGGGACCGGGCGGCGCCATCGCCTCGGCGCAGGCTGCCGATACGCGGATGAAGTTCATCCTGAACATCAAGTCGAAATCGGAACTGAATGACGATCTGGTGGCGCGCCAGCGCTTCCTGAAGCTGCGGACCGATTTTCAGGACTGGCAGAAAGGTTGGGCGGCATGACCGATCGGACCTTTCCGGAAGAGAGCATCTCGGTCGAGGGCAACCCGCTCAAAGCCATGAAGATCAGCTGCGCCCATTGTGGCGCAGTTGCCTATCACCCGTTCCAGACGGGCCACAAGCGCCGGCCGCCTGTCGCGGCACAGCAGTATTTCCAGAACAAGGGATGGTCGGTCGGAAGCTCCGCTCGCAAGGACTTCTGCCCTCTTCACGCCCGCCCAGCCCAGCGAAAGGCGACAAAGAACATGACCAACGCCGTAGCCAGTCCGGCTCCGATGGCGGAGCCGCCGCGCGAATGCACGCGTGAAGACCGCCGCATCATCATGGAAAAACTCGACGAGGTCTATGGCAAGGACGCTTACAAGACGCCCTGGACCGATACCGCCGTTGCCAAGGATCTCGGCGTGCCGCGCGACTGGGTGACGAAGACGCGTGACGAGTTCTTTGGTCCTGCAGGCTCCAATCCTCTGTTCGACGAATATGCGGAAAAGCAGGTTCAGGTGACGGCGGCGATGTCGGAGGTCTCGGACCTCACCAAAAAGGCGGATGCGGCGGCAGCGGCCAGCCGAGAGGCGTTCAACGCTCTCGTGCCGAAGGTTGACGAGTTGCGCTCGCTGGCGCGCCGCATCGAGCGGGAGATCGGTCGATGAGCGGCGGAGAGGGGCGCAAGGATGATGCGGGCAAGCCGCAGATGGAACTTATACCGCCGGAGCTGATGACGGCTGTCGGCGATATCCTCACCTTCGGTGCGGGGAAGTATGGCGTTCGCAACTGGGAGCGCGGCATGGCGTGGAGCCGCGTCTTCGGCGCCCTCATGCGTCATCTGTGGGCATGGTGGGCGGGGCAATCCCGCGATGCTGAAACCGGGCGCTCGCACCTATGGCATGCGGCTTGTTGCATTGCTTTCCTGATTGCCTATGAGGAGCGCCGTACGGGCACGGACGATCGGCCGAATAAGCCGAAGGCTGGTGACGCATGAGCCACAAGGCCACCAATTGGGCCGCCACGGTTCGCGGCGTCTCCTGCGCAGAGGCGCGCGTTCTGTTCCACCTGTCCGACTGCCACAATCCCGTTTTGGGCTGTTTCCCGTCTCAGGAATACCTTGCCGAGGCCTGCGAGATCGACGAGCGCTCTGTGCGCCGTCATCTCGTCTCGCTGCGCGCCAAGGGGCTGGTGAACTGGGTCGAGCAGCGGCAGGGCAAGTTCCGCAAGGAAAACCGCTATTCGCTTTCTTTCGAGGATGGCTTCATCGCGGCGACCGAAAATCTTGAGGCGGACAATTTGTCCGGTTCAAATATTGAGGCTTCAACCGGACAAAATCAGCAGTTTGAACCGGACAAAATCGACGTTTTGAACCGGACAATGGAGTCCGCTAAACCAGTAAGAGAACCTGTAAAGGAACCTGAGAGAGAGGGCGCGAGCGCGATTTCCGGGGAAGACAGGAAAAAGATCGAGCGTGATTTCCTCCGCTGGTGGCCGACCTGGCCGACCTATCCCAACGGCAGTGAGGATGCCACGCGGCGAAACTGGTACGAGCTTACGGCAGACCAGCGTGCTGCCTGCATCGAGAAGACGCCAGCTTTCGTTGCTGCGGTGAAGGCCCGCAAAGGCGGCAGTTTCACATTCCCGGCGGTCTACCTCAAGGAACGTGCCTGGGAGCGTCTGGAAGATCCTCGTTCCGATGTGGCGCCTGCCTCGATGCACAACCCGTTCAGCCGTGCATGGATGGCGCTTCGCCTTTCCGAGCTTCTCAAGCCGATGGCGACGGCATGGCCGGTGATGACGGCTTTCCAGCGCAATCAGGCCAGCCAGAGCGCTGAGGCGGCAAAGGCTGTCGAGATGGAGCGTCGCTCCAAGTACGGCTGGCCGAAGGTGAATACCCTGCATGAACTGGCGGCAAACGCCAAAGGCGCGTCGGTGCTGCCGGAGCTTCTGGTCGTCTCCGAGGGCTTCGAGAAGGTCCACCGCGACAGCGATCTCGCCGCCGAATGGAAGGCGATGCACGATCGTCGCGGATGGCCGTGGCTGCCGGCAACCGGTCATGAATGGCTCTATTTCCCGGCGGGTCAGCCGGAAGATGCGATGGCGGATTTTGAGGCGAAACTCAACGAGGGTAAGGGTTATGATGATGCAGAATAGGATCACCGGAAAGAAGATCAGCTTCCGGCCCATGGTCGAGGCCCAGCTATCGGCGCATGAGCGTGCTCGTCTCTACGAGCGCCAGCAAAAGGCGGAGGCTGCTCGTGCGGCTCGCGGTCATCTTGTTCAGGCTGCGGGCATGGATGCCCCTGGCTTCGACCGGATGGCGCGTTGGGTCGTTGCAACGTGTCGGTCTGGCAGTGAGCAGGTAATCGGCGAAGAACTGGGCGAGAGCCATATTCAGAGCTGGTGCCCGATGGAAAAGTTCAGGACGCGCCCCCGTCGTGGCCTTAAGCCTGTGGATATCTTTCGGCCATTCTTCCGTGGCTATCTGTTCGTTCGCGTGGTTCCGACAGAGGAAGCGTTCGTCGGTGTTCTATCAGCGTCACGCCTCAAGGGCATCATGGGCCAAGACGGAAGGCCGTTTCTGATGCCACCGAAGGTCATGGATGCGCTTATGCTTGGTGTCAAGAAAGGTGAGTGTGTTCAGCCCGATGAGGTGAAGATTCCGGTATCGGTCGGTGAGCATGTAACGATTGCTCGCGGGCCTTTCGCAGACTTTCAGGCAGTGGTGCGCAAGGTGGCATCCGGCCGTTGGCGTGCCGAGGTTGAGATCAATCTTTTCGGCAGCATGAGGCCCGTGGAGCTTGATATTGACTCTCTAGCCGCATGAGGTTTATCGAGTCGGACAAGGCAGCGGCGAGTCTCGCCACTGCCTGCGGGATGACCGGAGCGTCTGATGCTCCCTTAGGGGATTGATGTTCTCCTCCGGCCCCGGCTCTGACAGCCTCGTTTTAGAGGTGCGAAGTCAGGGCAAGTGCTGCTGCATAGGATGATAGGCGACCGAGAGGTCGCCTTTTGTGTTCTTAGAGTATGCCTCCTCGTCTCAAGTCTCTTCCACCTCGGTTGACCTCGATGCCGTCACGGATCGGTCGTGCGCCTGGTGATGAGAAGGCAAGGTTGAATGAGCGCGAGAAGGTGATCCCTTGGCGCAAGTGGTATCACAGTCAGAGATGGAAGGCGCTTCGGATCGAGGTCTTGAAGCGTGATCACTGGACATGCCAGCAGACTGGCGTGATTTGCACCGGCAAGCATCCCGAGCCAAACAGCCCGGTGATCGACCACAAGGAGCCGCATCGCGGTGACGAGCGTCTGTTCTGGGATATCAATAATCTCCAGACGGTGACCAAGGCTTACCACGACAGCGAGAAACAGAAGCAGGAGCGGGCGCGGCTCGGTTGGTGATTAGCCGTTCGGATTGACTGCCTCGATCGCGGGCTGGTCTGAAGTCTCACCGGGTTTCAGTACGAGAACGTAAGCGCCAGCAATGATGAGGCCGAGCACGAAGATCACTGCAACGTAGGTGGTCATTCCGCGACGGGCTTTCTTGTCGGTGTTCATGCGGGCGTCCTTTGATGATCGGCAGGTGAGCCGCATCAACCCATGACGGCGGTATCGGTTCCCGTCTCGAAGGGGGGGGCGGGTCAAAAGTTCAAAAGGGCCGGCGGCCCCGCACCCGCGTCCCTCTCATTCACGGATTTTTTTTCGGCATGGATAATTCTGAGACGGCTTTCGACCTGTTTGGCGATCCCGTGAGGCGCAATGCCGGGAAACGCGGCAGGCCAGAACACGTGCCGACGAAGGAAAACATCAACAAAATCATGCTCCTTTTGGCGCAGGGTTGGACGAACGAGCGGATCGCTGGCGCCGTTGGCATCACGATACCGACTTTGAAGCGGCATTATTTTTCAGTTCTGAAGACGAGGGATGTGGCCCGCGATCGCGTTGAGGCAATCGGCATCCTGACCCTCTGGAATATGGGGCGCGAAGGGAATGTCGCTGCCATGAAGGAATATTTCCGGCGTCACGATGCGGCGGTCGGCGATATCTTTGGAGAGCAGGTCGAGCGGGCGAAAGATCGTGTCGGCAAAAAGGAGCAGGCCCGTATCGAGGCGGACAGTCCGCCGGATGACTGGGAAGGCGCAATCCCGCAGACGATGCAATGATGCTGGATCTTTCCTGCCCTGACTGGTTTGAAAAGCTGAAGGACGGTCGGTCGCCTCTTCCCGACAATCTGCCGATTGACCGTGAAGAGGCAGACGCCGCAGTCGTCGTTTTCAACAAACTACGACTGCCAGACGTTCCCGGTCAGCCGCTCCTGCGCGACGTCGCTGGTCAGTGGGCAAGGGATTTCGTCTCGGCGATCTTTGGCCTGGTGGAAATGAGCGAGGATCGCTCTCTCATCATCAACCGGCCGGTGAAGAAGTTCTTCCAGCTCGTGCCGAAGAAGAATTCTAAGACGACGAACGGCGCCGCGATCATGATGACCGCGCTGCTGAGAAATCGACGGCCAAACGCGGAGTTTCTTCTTGTCGGCCCGACGCAGGCCACGGCTGAACTGGCATATGACCAGGCGAAGGGCATGGTCGATGCTGATCCGTGGCTGAAGAAGCGCTTTCACGCGAAGGACCACGTCAAGACGATCGAGGACCGCAAGAACGGTGCGAAACTCAAGGTCAAATCGTTCGACAGCAAGGTGATGACGGGCGTCAAGCCAGTTGGGGTTCTTGTCGACGAGCTGCACGAGCTCGGCACAATCGCTTACGCAGCCAAGGTGATGTCGCAGATCGACGGCGGTATCCTGGCAAACCCAGAAGGGTTTGTGATCATCATCACGACGCAGTCGGTTGAGCCGCCGGCGGGCGTGTTCAAATCGGAACTTGATCTGGCGCGCGCTGTTCGCGACGGGGAATTTACCGAAGGTGAAACGCTGCCGATGCTCTACGAGTTTCCGGCGGCGATGCAGTCGGATGAGAGCAAGCCTTGGGAAAACCCCAAGCACTGGCCTCTTGTCCTGCCAAATATCAACCGATCAGTGACGATCGGACGCCTTCTGCCAAAATTCAGGGAGGCGAAGGAAAAGGGCGTCGGCGACTTCTCGATCTGGGCGAGCCAGCATCTCAATATTGAGATCGGCATTGCCATCAACGGTACCAGCTGGCGCGGTGCTCACTTTTGGGAAAGCGCCAAGGATGACCGGCTTCAGGATCTGGACGAGTTGATCGAACGATCCGAGGTTGCGGTTGTCGGCGTCGATGGCGGCGGTCTTGACGATCTGCTTGCAGCTGCCGTCATCGGTCGATGCAAGACGACGCGTCGGTGGTTGCACTGGTCGCATGCATGGTGTCAGCGAGATGTCTTGGACCTTCGCAAGGATATCGCTTCTCGCCTGCAGGATATTGCTGATCTCGGTCAATTGACCTTTTGCGACGATACAGTCGCCGACATTCTCGGCGTTGCTGATGTCTGCGAGAGGATCCGTGATGCAGGTTTGCTGCCGAAGGCAGGCGGCATCGGTTTCGACCCGCAGGGCGTTGCGGCGATCATCGACGAATTGGCGTCCAGGGGTATGGGTGACCCGCTCCTGGTGTCAGTCAGTCAGGGTTTTCGGCTGTCCCCGGCGGTGTGGGGGCTGGAGCGAAAGCTGAAAGACGGGACATTTTCCCACGGCGGTCAGGACCTGATGACGTTTTCGGTCGGCAACGCCAAGGTCATCCAGCGCGGAAACGCCGTGGTGGTTGAGAAACAGACATCCGGCAAAGCCAAGATTGACCCGCTGATCGCGACATTTGCGGCGGTCATGCTGATGAGCCGAAATCCTGAAGCAGCTCCTGCATTCGATGCGGAAGCGTGGATAGAGAGTTACGCATGAACCGGTTCGGGCGAATTATGGCGCGCCTCAGTGGCGTGAAGGACATCGAACCGTGGCGTTCGGGCGCTGCTTCGACCGAGAACGGCGATAATTTTACGACCAATCAGGTGACGTTGGCCGATTGGCAAGATGGTCGATATGGACAGGCGAATGCGGCGGTCGGCCTTTCGGCCACGTGGGCTTGTGTCCAGCTTATCGCAGGCACAATCGCTTCTTTGCCTTTGATGATATACCGCACGGAAAACGGCGTTCGTACCGTAGCGAAGGATCATCCGCTGTACTTCGTGCTGCATGACAGCCCTAACTTTGACCAGACGGCGGTGGATTTCTGGGAGGTAATGGCCGCGAGCGTTGAGCTTTACGGCAACGCATACGCTCTGATCGAGCGCCGCGCCGGCGGCATCGTTACGGCCCTCCATCCGATCCGCCCAGACCGGATGAAGGTAACCCGAAAGCCGGACGGCGACCTAGAGTATTCTTGGTCGGATAATGGCCGCAGTTACGTCAGGCGTAGTGCGGATGTTTTGCATATTCGGGGTTCATTGGGCGATGGTGTTTCCGGATCTTCGACGCTCTCAATCTGCAGCAGCGTTTTTTCCGATGCGATGGCCGCAGAAGATGCTGCCGGATCTATGTTCAAGAATGGCGTCAACCCCGGTGGCGTCCTCTCGACAAAGCCTGATCAGCAGCTCTCGAAAGAGCAGCGGCAGGATTTGGAGCGGATCTTGCAAGAGCGGTATGTCGGCGCCATGCGCTCCGGCCGACCGATGTTGCTCGACAACGGGCTGACCTGGCAGCAGCTTTCCATCAAGCCGCAGGATGCGCAGATGCTGGAAAGCCGGAAATTCAGTGGTGAGCAGATCTGCCGGATATTTGGCGTCCCTCCGGCGATGGTCGGCTTCGGGGATAAAGCCTCGAACTGGGGAACCGGCAAGGAGGCCGATGTCCTCGGTTTCCAGAAATTCGCCCTTCGCAAGCGCCTTAAGCGCATGGAGCAGTCTGTCGAGAAGCAGCTTATTCCGCTCTCGGAGCGCCGGTCTCAGGGCATCACGATCGAATTCAATCTGGAAGGCCTGCTCCGGGGCGATACCGCCAGTCGGTATGAGGCTTACGAGAAGGCCATCCGCATGGGCCTTGCCACCCGAAACGAGTGCCGCGCGCTGGAAAACCTGCCGCCAATCGAGGGCGGCGATGTCGTGACGGTGCAGATGCAGGACATTCCGCTCGTAAATGCCATCAACGGAGATCGAAATGGACAAGAAAACGGCTCCGATTCTTGAGATCAAGTCGCTCAAGGATACCGGTGAGTTCGAAGGTTATGGCTCGACGTTTGGCGGTGAGCCGGACGTTTACGGCGATGTTATCGCGGTCGGCGCCTATACCGAGAGCTTGGCCGCCCACAAAGCCAAGGGCACCATGCCCAAGATGTTCTGGCAGCACAATCGTGACGAGCCGATCGGCAAGTGGGTTTCCGCGAAGGAAGACGATCACGGCCTGCTGATGCAGGGAAAGCTGAATATGGAAGTGCAGCGCGGCCGCGAAGCCTATGCACTGCTGAAGGCCGGTGACATCGACGGCCTGTCCATTGGCTACCGGATACAAAAACACAGTGTCGACGACGAGACCGGCATCTGGACGTTGGAAAAGCTCAATCTGATTGAGGTCAGCGTCGTGTCTGTCGGCGCCAATGAAAATGCGGTCGTTCAGAGCGTTAAGGCGGCGAAGGCCGTGCATGAGCTGACCGAAAAGCTGAAGGCCGGGGACCGGCTGACGGAACGTGAATTCGAGACCTGGCTCAAGGGCCTTGAGGTAGGTTTTTCGAATTCTCAGGCGGAGCGCGCCGCGCGTATCTGCTTGAAGGGGCAGGGGGAACCTGTCGACGCGGCCGATGACGGCGTGGAATTTCTTCGCGCCCTTGTGGGCTGAAAGCCCGATTTCAACCGAAAACTGGAGGTTCCCATGTCGGGACGTAAACTCGCCATCCTTGGTGGCGGATCGATTGCCTTTGCCGTGGCGTCCATGGCGGCCATGCCGTTCGGCCCGCGCATCATGTTCGATATGCCGGATCGCTCCGGTGGCAATGGCAGCAAGACGGCTGCGGAGCTGGCTGCCGAGTTCAAGCGCGAATTCGAGACCAAGCACGACAAGGTCAAGGAAATCGCCGAAAAAGCGCTTGCCGAGGCCGAAAAGGGTGCCCCGCTGGCGGCCACTGCCAAGGAATTGGCGGACGAGGCGATCAAGGGCATGAACGATGCCAAGGCTCGCCTTGATGAGCTCGACCAGAAGATGGCGCGGCGCGGCGGCGACGGTGACGAAGCCCGCACGGCCGGCGAACGTTTCGTCGAGGACGAAAACTTCAAGGCATTTGCCGGCCAGACCCGTCCGCGTGGGCGGGTTCTCGTGGAGGTGAAGGATATTACTTCGCTGACGACGGATGCACCCGGCTCTGCCGGCGCGCTGATCCCTTCCGACCGTCGCGGCATGCAGGTTGAGCTGCCACAGCGCCGTATGACCGTTCGCTCGCTCCTGATGCCTGGTGAGACCTCCAGCAGCTCGATCGAATACGAACAGGAGAAGCTATTCACCAATAATGCCGCGCCGGTTGCCGAAGGCGCCCTCAAGCCGCAGTCGGAACTGCAGTTCGAAGACAAGGTCGCAAACGTTCGGACCATCGCCCACTGGATGCGCACTTCGGTGCAAATTCTTGCGGACGCTCCCGGCCTGCGCTCGATCATCGACCAGCGTTTGCGCTACGGCCTGTCCTACGTCGAAGAGCAGCAGCTTCTCAACGGCTCCGGCGTCGGCCAGAACATCCTTGGCTTGGTGACTGCCGCGACGGCTTTCGCCGCTCCGGGCGGTTTGGCTGCAACCACGCAGCTCGATACCATTCGTTTGATCATTCTGCAGGCCGCGCTGGCGGAATATCCGCCGAACGGTATCGTCATGAACCCGATCGACATGGCCGCGATCGAAATGCAGAAGGATGACACCGGTCGTTACATCATCGGTAATCCGCAGGGCACGATCCAGAAGACCCTGTGGGGCCTGCCTGTGGTGGAAACGCAGGCCATGGGCGTCGACAAGGCTCTCGTCGGCGCCTTCAATCTTGCGGCCCAGATCTTCGACCGTCAGGACGCGACTGTCGATGTTTCGACCGAAGATCAGGACAACTTCGTCCGCAACAAGGTCACCATCCGCGCAGAAGAGCGTCTTGCGCTGGCGATCTACCGCCCGCAGGCCATCGTTTATGGCGATCTCGGCCGCGTGACCTGATCTTTTTCGGCTCATACCGACCGGCGCTGCTCTGTGGCGCCGGTTTCATGAACCGAAGGAGGTAGTCATGATCAAGGCAATTCTCATTAAGCCGCTGGACGGCGATCCCGAAGGATCTGAGCGCGAATTCGACAAGGTCGATTTTGACCGTTTGGAAGCGTTGGGAGCGGTCCGCAAGGCCGGCGATGGTGCCGCAAAGGTTGCTCCGCCGGTCAAGAACAAGATGGCGCCGCCTCTCGCGAACAAATCTCTTGATACGTAAGGGCCGATCTATGGGAAACGTCGTCATCAAAGAACTAGGACCGCTTTATACCTTGGAAGAGGTCAAGGCGCATCTTCACGTCGACACAAGCGATGACGACGCGACCATTCAGGCCTACATGGATGCCGCTGAGAAGGCTGTTCTCCAGTATTGCAACGTCACGCTCGTGCCTCTCGGCGCTGAAAGCGTGTTCAAGGTTGCTGCGCTCATGATCGTGAGCGATCTGTTCGAAAATCGTAGTGGTGGTGAAGGTATCCCATCTGCCGCGCAGATGCTCATCAACCCATATCGCTTGTTGCGGGTGTGATTTATGGCACCGAAGCTTCAGGCCGGAGATTTTAAGAACCGTGGGCGTTTCGAGGCGAGAGCGGTCGGCGATGACGGTTATGGGAACCCGGTTTCCGGCGAGTGGGAAGAGAAGTTCAAGGTGTGGGTCGCGCTGCGTCCAGGGGGGCTTTCTGAAGCCGTCGTTGCCGCTCGGCTGGAAGGGACGCAAGTCCTCAACGTTTATGTTCGAGCATCCACACAGACGCGGCAGATCACCTCTGAGTGGCGCATGATCATCACAGATCACGGCGTTGAGCGCGAATACGCGATCAACGCGCAGCCTGACGGTCTGACCATGCCGGGTTTCATCTATTTTCAGGCGAAGAGCGGCGTGGCCGCATAGGAGGCAGCATGGCTCGCGTGCGATTTACGGGCGACTTCGATTATCGTCCGACAGGTGGAAAGACCATCGAGTACAAGGCTGGCATGGAATTGACAGTGCGCCGCGAGTGCGCTGATGAGGCGATTGCCGGCGGCAAAGCTGTCGAGGTGAAAAGCCACAGCCGCGCATCCTCTGATGCTGAAGGCTAAAGTCCAGGGTCGCGCGGCGCTGATGAAACGCTTGAACGCGATCATCCCTGATGCCGACCGATACACTGCCGACGCCAAGCTCGACGCGATGAAGGAACTTGCCGTTCAAGTCCAGCGCAGAGCGCCGACTGGCGAAAGTCTTGATTATCTGGAGAGTATCGAGGGCGACCGCGTTGCGGATCGTCCAGCGACAGAATCGGTAGGGCGCGCGCCGACTAAAGACCCGAGCGCGGCCGGACTGTTCGCCAAGTTCATCTGGCGATTTCTGGAGTTCGGCACAGCGCCCCATAATACCCAGAAGGGCGGAGGCACGGTTCTGGGGCAGATGAAGATGCGTGAGGGTGGCGGTTACCAGCATCCCGGCTCGCGACCATTTCCGCACATCTTCCCGACTTGGCGGGCATACCAGCCCGAGGCGAAGAAGAAGGTTCGGAACGCTCTGAACAAGGCCATCCGGCAGCACAGGAAGAAATAAATGGCAGCGCCAGCACATGAGCTTGTCGGGCTGGCGGCTGCCCGGTTGAGAACCTATGCGCCCTTGACTGATTTGATCGGCGAAGGCCGCGTTTTCCTGAAGCCCGGTGAAGTCAATTCTCCTCCTTATGTCGTCATGGGTGAGGCGGATGTCCGCCGGGCAGACGGCACTGAGCTTCGATCGTCGACTGTAGGCCTCGTCATCCACGCTTTCGCTGAAACCCCGAACGCCCTGCAGGACGTTCGCGCTATCGCATTTCTCATTGGGGAAGCCTTGCATGGTTACCCGCTCGCGCTACCCAGCAATGCGCTGGTGACGCTCGACCACCGTGGCGACCGTGTCTTTTACGATCGCGACAATATCACCGGCCATGCAGTGATCGAACTGCGCGCCGTCATCGAAACGCCCTGAACCATCGGAGATTAAAATGGTACAGCAGATCGGCCGCAAGCTCCTCATCCAAATCGGGGATGGCAACACCACGCCGGGACCGGAAGAATTCAACAATCTTTGCGGCGTCACGACGCGGTCATTCAACATGTCTGCGAACGAGGTCGATACGACCATTCCAGACTGTTTGAACCCTGACGCCACGCCTCAAAAGACGGCGGAGCCGGGTATCAAGAACCGCACCTTCTCAGGGTCGGGCAAGTTCGTGAAAAGCGCTGAGACGACGGCTTTCATTACGCACGTCAACGACGCCACCAAGTTCAACGCCAAGGTCATCGTGCCTGGCCTCGGCACCTACACCGGCCCTTGGTTCGTCTCGGACTTCGAGTTCAGCGGCGAAATGGAAGGCAATATGGATTTCTCGGCGACTTTCGTTGCCGCCGGTCCGCTTGCCTTTGTTGCGGAGGCTTAACCAGTGGCGGAGAAGAAAGAAAAGAAAGCGTTCCCCCTTGAGGTGAACGGCGCGCGCGGCGAAGTCGCTCTTTGGGCAGGTGATGTGCCTTTGGTCATTGCGGCTACGCTCGGCGGCTTGTCAGCTGTTTCCACTCGCCTCGAATGTAAGTCGATGGGCGACCTTTTTCTTCGGCTCTCGGGTGTCGAGGTGTCTGCAACCGTCGCTGCGATCGAATTGCTCACTGTGCGCGGTGAGAAATTCGAGGCCATCAATGCCTTGAAGCTGCAGCATTTCCCGACCATTGCGGATGCATTTTCGGCGGCGCTTTCGCACCACTTCAATGGTGATGAGGGAAACGCCCCAGCCGCCAGCGGAGCGGCCTGAACGATCCGTTCCCTTGGTCTGATTGGATGAAAAGCGCATTTGGGGCGCTTGGTTGGCGGCCAGCGGAGTTTTGGGCGTCCACGGTTACGGAATTCTTCCAGGCAATCGAGGGTTGGAACCTAGCGAACGGTGCGAAGCCAACGGTCTCGCCACCGTCGGAGGATGAGGTCGAAGATTTGGTGCGCCGGTATGGCGGTCAGTCGTAAACGAAACCCGACTTTCGACAAGCATCGATGATGTCGGGTCGCGCTGCGACTCCATTTTTCGCAGCCTTGATAACGCTAATGCACCGTTTGCTGATGTCTTTTTCGTTCTTTGTGCCCATGATCTCGAACAGCGTTCTGTCTGCCTGATCTTGATCGGCCTGTCGGACTTCCTGCTCCTGCTTCTTGGCGGCGCTTTCCGCCCATGCTGCCCATCCGTACGTACCGCCGACGGCTATCACGGTGAAGCACGCTCCTGCGACAAGAATTTTCAACGCTTGGTCCATCTTTCCTCCCGAAAGGATACCACTCCATGGCAGACATGAGTGACGATCTTGTCATCAGCATTAGCACAGACTTAGCACAGGTTCGCAGGAGCCTTAAGCGTCTTGAGACTGATGTCAGCGCCTCCACGGGAGCCATCGAGAAAAGATTCCAGTCCGTAGGTCGCGGCATCAATGAGTCAATGACAAGCGCTATGCAGCAGCGCATCGATACCATGGTCGGCATAGGCACGAAAGCCGCAAAGGAATGGAACGGCGTTCTCGGTGAGCAAGGTAAGGAGTTGGAGAGGCTCAGGACGCGCTATTCTCCGCTGTTCGCCACCATAAATAGCTATAAAAACACAGTGAATGATATCAGGCGCGCACACGCGCTCGGCGCTATCTCTGCTGACGAGATGACGTCTGCAATCGCGCGCGAACGCCAAGCCGCTCTCGCTGCGACGGCCGCTATCAAGGGACGAAATCAGGCAATTCAGGCCACGGTGGTCACATCAGGAGGCAGCGGCGGGGCTAATTCCTTCAACACCTCAAACCTTGCGGCGCAGGGTTTCGATATCGCTGCAACCGCAGCATTTATGCCTTGGTACACAGTCGCTCTGCAGCAAGGCCCGCAGGTTGCGCAAGTATTCAATGATATTCGAGGCAGCGGCGCCGCTATTGGTCCGGCTGTAGCCGGCGCATTCATGCAAATTTTGAACCCTGTATCGCTGGTGACAATTGGTGTGATTGGCGCTTCAGCTGCTCTCATTCAGTATCTGGCGAAAGCAGGCGACGTTAAGACGGCGGACGAAATCCTAAAAGGACACGCTGAAACGGTTGCTCTTCTGAAAGATCGTTATGGCGAGGCGGCGGAAGGTCTTCGTGAATACGTCAACGAGGGTATTTCCGGCACTACAGTTGATATCCGAGGCCGGTTGCGTGACGCTTACAAAGCGGTAACTGAAGAGATCAGTGCGAAGAGCACCTATTCTAACTTCATCCAACCGTATGTTGGATCGACTGATGCTAAGATCGTTGCGGACTATCGCAACGCATTCATAGAGCTTCGCGCTTCGATACGTGACGGTAAACCCGACATTATAAGTTTCCGAGAGGAGATGGCTCGCATTGCGGATAATCCGGATGTTCCGGAGGCGGTGCGAAAGCTTGCGGAGGAAATGCGCAAGGTTGACCCAGAGGTTTTAAAGGTCGCCAGATCCATCCCTGGCATGATTGATCAGCTCTCCCTCATTGAGGGGACGGCGGATCGCCAGGCGATTGCCATCGGCAGACTGTCGACTGCCTTGCGAGAATTAAGTGAGATCGGTGTCGCTCCACTGGATGATATCGCAAAGGTTGAGCAGGCTTATCAGCGTGCGCGTTCGAACGCGTCTAATCGAGAAGAGAGAGATGATGCGGACTCTGCTCGTCGTGCCGCGCTTCTTCGGATTGATAACCGGAATCCGACCGTTATCAACTCAGACGGAAACACGACCAATGTTCCCATACCAGGGCAAAAGCCCGTTACTCTCGGCGACAAGCCGCCGAAGGAGAAGGCAGCTCGTGTTCCACGAAAGACAGCAAACGACAATTTCACAAACGACCTGCAGTCTATCCGTGACAGAACTGCTGCGCTCGCTCAGGAGATGCAGCTTATAGGCCTTTCAAATGAGGCCCAGATATCGAGGCGGACTGCCCTCGATTTAGAGCAGCGCGCGCTTGAGCAGCTACGCGAAGAGGCTCGGCGCAAAGGCCAGACAGATCTGGAAAGCATCAAGCTCTCGCCGGATAAAATTGCAGCCATCAACAAAGAGGCTGAGGCGTACGCTCGTCAGGCTGAGGCTCTGCGGGTAGCGCAGGAGAACAACGAGCTCGTTCAAAGTGTCACGAAGGGTTTCGTGAGTGACATGATGAATGGCGTCAAGGCTGCCGATGCTTTCGCCAATGCCCTGGGCAAGATCGCGGACAAACTGATTGATGATGTCTTGAACAGCATCCTTCAGGTGAATTCCGCCTCTGGCGGAGGCGGCGGCCTCCTCGGCAGCATTTTTGGTGGCCTGTTCGGCGGTGGCGGCTTTAAAGCCAATACGACCTTCGGCGAATTCATCGGTGCCCGCGAAAAAGGGGGGCCGGTTCGTGCCGGTCAGCCATACATCGTTGGCGAAAAGAGGCCCGAATTGTTCGTTCCAAACCAGAGCGGCGTGATCGTTCCTCGCGTCCCAGAACTGGCATCTCGTTCCACTGGCGGTGGTGTTTCCGTTTCAATGCCGATCAGTATCGATGCAACGGGAGCCGACAGCGCAGGGCTTGCGCGGGTCGAGCGTCAGCTTGCTAAGCTGAAGGCGGAATTGCCCAGCACGATTGTTGCCAACGTCAAAGGCGCTCAACGGCGGAATGTGAAAATCTGATGGCTAGCGCATTTCCGCGAGAGCTGCCCGACGTTGGTTACGTTACGGCAGACTTCCTCTTTGATGATGGTGTCAGGGCGTCGGCCTCCGGCGGTCGCCTGATCAACTATACGCAGGTGGTTGACGCCGGCTGGCGTGCATCCCTGGTTACGCGTTCTTTGGTCTACAGCCAGTTTGCTGAACTCGAAGCATGGTGGCTTTCACTCCGAGGCGGCTTGCGCAGCGTGATTTTTCGTCACCCGCATGTTTGCTACCCTAAAAACCACGGCAGCAACCAAGCTCCGGCGGATGATGCGGGAAATCTTGCTTCCGTAGCGGGCGGTAACATCCTGGCGGTGAGTGGCGTCAGTGCGGATTTGTCTTTGACGATCGGCGATCGGATTGGTCTGGAGAATGGTGACAGGCGATACGTCGGCAGGGTGACGGAAGTCTCTGGCGGCGGAACTTCTCGCTCAATTACGGTGGAGCCGCCACCCTTCTCAGCCGTCACGGCGATTGGCTCCGTTGTCCGTTTTGCGCGGCCGGGATTAGTTATGCGACCTGTCCCGGGTAGCTGGTCATACCAGCAGTCATCTGGCCGATATTCTGCTTCCTTTCAGCTTGTGGAGGCGCGCTGATGCTTTCTCCTGAAGTGAAGGCGCTCTACGATCAGGGTCGCATCAGTACGCGGCAGATGCTCCGGTTTCAGTTTGGCTCCGGCGTTTACGGCTTTATTGCCAGATCCGAGCCGCTGACCCATGCTGGCGTTGAATACAAACCGTTCGGACTGATTGAGGTGTCCGATATTGGCGGCGGGTCAGGCACGACGGCGGATGGAAGTTTCACACTGACATTGGCCGAAAGCCCGGACGACGGCCTGACGCCTGAGGTTCTGCTCCGGATTGAGGATGAGGATTATCGGGATCGCCCGGTCGTGGTCATGGATGCCCACTTCCATCCCGACACCGGCGCTTTGATCCAGGTGGAGACAGTTGCGCGAGGTTACCTCGATACCGTCCCGCACAATGTCGATCCGGAAACAGGCTATACGCTTTCGGCCATGTGTGAGGGGCGTCAGCTGGACTACAGCCGGCGTAATGGACGGGTCCGTTCGATGGCGGACCAGCAGCGTCGGCGTAACGGAGATCTATTTTTTCAGCACGCGGGTCAGGCTGGCCGCGTCGAGGTATATTGGGGCCGCGTAAAGGCGGCTGCGGCAGCCGCCTCCAGTGCTGCCGGATCTCTTTTCAAAGGCTTGCAGGCAGGCTGACATGACCAGGAATCCAGATTGGGAAAAGCGCCTCAACGCGGTTGTGGCGAAGCATCAGGCGTGCCCGGGAAGCTGGGGTACCTCTGACTGCTATGTGATCGCCGATGACGCGGTGGAGGCTGTTGTCGGCCAGCGAATGTACTCCATGGCTCGTAATTACAAGACTGAAGTGGGGGCGGGTAAGCAGCTGCGCCGTCACGGTTTCGCAAATGTTGCGGACGCGTTTGCTGCGAAGTTTCCAGAGATTGCACCGTTGCTGGCACAGCGCGGTGATATCGGTGTCATCGAGCGCGACGGTATGACTTCCGGCGGTGTGTTTACGTCGGTCGGATTCATGACGCGCGCTCACGGTTATCCGGTCGAATTCCTTCCGGCATCTTTCATAACGCGCGCATTCAAGGTGGATTGATGGGCTTTCTCGCACCTGTTGCCGCGTTCTTCGCCTCCGGAACTGTCGGCGCGATTATTGCTAAAGCAGCTATCGCGATCGGATTCAATTTCATCGCTGCAAAAATCCAGCAGCGGAATGCCAAGAAAAATCAGAAAACAGTCACCGGGACGCAGTTTGAGCGGTCCTACGGCGAGAGCCAGTCACGACAAGTTTCTTGTGGTCTGGTTGGTTTAGCTGGCCACGATGTTTACGTGAATACGTATGGCCAATCTAATAAGTATCTCCAGCAGGTTTTCGTCCTGTCTGACTATCCTTGCGATGGCCTGTCACGGATCTGGGCAGGTGGTGTTCTTCTTCAGCTGAATAATACTTCTGACAATGGCATCTTAGCCACTTACGATGTCATTAATCATGACGATTTTTCGGGCCGAATGTCTTTTAGTTTCTATCGGGGTAATCAAAATACTGCCGATGGGCTGCTGGCAGAGAATTCCAACCCATCCGGCCGTTGGTCATCTGACCATATCGGTTTCGGGCTGTGCTACATCGTTGCATACCTGACCTATGATCAAGAAAAGCTGTCCAGCTTCCCAGACTTCTTTTTCGAAGTCCGGGGCGCTCGCCTCTACGATCTCCGTAAGGATTCAACGGTCGGTGGATCTGGCGCGCATCGCTGGGGTGATTACAGCACCTACGAGTTTTCCGAAAACCCCGTGATCATGGATTACAATTATCGTCGTGGTTTTTCCTGGGGCCGGAATTCGCTGGGTGATCCGGATGTCTTTCTTGGCATGGATATGGCTCCGGCTGATCTTCCTATCAATGAATATGCGACAGCCGCAAACATCTGCGATGAAGTCGTGGACGGCGAGCAGCGATATCGATGCTCGATCATACTCGATGCTGACGTGACGCATGGTGACAATATCGACGCGTTGATGACGTCTTGCGCGGGTATGGTGATTGACGGCGTGGACGGGTCCTGGCCGTTGATCGGAACGGAGCAGCCTATTGTGGCGACCTTCACCGATGAAGACCTGATCGTCGATGAGTCTGTGCGCTTCCAACGTCGGCGCTCGATGTCTGATCTGGTGAATTCGGTCGGCGGCACTTATCCTGAGCCCGCTAACATGTGGAGTCCGGCTGGCTACGATACGCAAACCGATGTTAGCCAGGTGGCACTTGATCGCCGAACGCGTGATCTGCAGATCAACTTCGAGACGGTTCCCTCAAAAAGGCAGGCAAACCAGCTCGCTTCGATCTATTACAACGAGAACCGTTATGAAGCGACGGCCGATATAGTGCTTCGTCCGTTTTTTCAGGACATCCGTGTCGGTGACTGGGTGCGTTGGGAATCGTCTCGGTTTGGCGAACGTGTCTACATTGTGCAAAGCCGGTCTATCCGCGCTTTGACCAGCGACGGCCCTCGTAATGTGGCGCTTTCGCTGCAAGAGCGTTCTGGCGAAATTTATGCCGGGGCTGGCACGATCGCACCTACAGTTCCGATTGGTCCCGGTGAGCCTGTCTATCTTAATGAGCTTCAGACCTGGAGGGTCATACCAATCCTTTCTGTTGCGCAGGATGGACGAGCCTACTCAGCCTTCAGGACAACTTGGGAAGCGATTGAAGACGTAACCATCGAGGGCGTCCAGTTTCGCTGTTGGCCCGAGAATGAGCCCGGTAATGTATTCTATCGCACTGCTCCAAAAGATGTGACGTTCGCGCTTATACAGGAAGGAATTGTCAGCAAGCGGAACTACGTTTTCCAGCATAAGCTGATTGCGCCAAACCGCACGACGAGCTGGTCTGCGGAGGTAATGCAGACTTCGCTCGATGGTGGCAACGGGGACTTAGAAGTTTATCTCGGTAATTTGCAGAAAGACATTCGAGATGTTCTAGAAAAGCTGTTCTCCGGCTTCGGTGATCTGCGGCCGCTTGTCGAGCAGCTGATGACTAACTTCCAGCATGAGGCTGTTTCTCAGGAGATTGCGCGCCGCAAGCTGGAAGTCACGGTCGGCAATTCGTCGGCATTCTTCGAAGAGCAGATTGCCGTGGTCGCAAACGAGGTCGAGGCCGCTGCAGCGCAGTTGACGCAGTTGGGCGCGACTGTCGGTGACATGTCGGCTCAGGGCCTGATCAAGTTCGCTGTGGCAGCCAATCAGGCTGGCGTCGATGCACGGTTCGCTGTCCTCATTCGCGGCTCAACGGGTGTTGCCTATAAGGAAACCGGTTTCTTCCTCGAGCTCTACACCGAGCTAGGCGTCCAGAAGAGCCGTTTTGCCGTTATGTCCGATCAGTTCATCGTCACCAACGGCGTCAGCTCGGCGCTGCCAATGGTCTTCGAAAATGGTGAACTCAAGCTTCAAATTGCCAACATCGGCACGATCCGCGCGGCGCTGATGATCAGCCCAAGCGGCAGGACGGTCTTCAATCTGGCTGCCGACTTCCTCTCATTTTCGGATTGATTATGGCCGTTAGATTTCTGGCAAATGCCGGACGCATCATCATGAGTAAGGCCGGTTACGACGCCGGAGCCGGCCTTCCCGATCAGTTCAAGTTGTTCGACAGTGACTGGATGGCGACGGGGCTTGTTATAGCCACTGGCGTAGCCACCAAAAACGGCAGCCAGGATCTCGTGATCAACTTCCCTTACCCATTGCACTACGAACCGGCAGCGTATGCTTATACGCTGTCGGAGGGCGGAACGGGTAGTGGTGACGGGAGAATAGGGACCCCTGCAAATGGTTATACCACGAATTCGGCGCTGGTAATCACTGGAGGCGGCACGAGGGCTGTTGACTACCGTTACATCATATTCGCGGTGTCGATATGAGGCGTACTGTCATTGGCACATTGTTTGGTCAGCCTGGATTCTACGTTAGCCAACCCGGCGATGATTTGGATAATCCGACGAAAAACCTACTGCTGGACAGTCGCTTTTCGTCTCTCGAAATCGCGTATTCTGGATTGCATCCCCTTACCAGATCGGGGCCGACCAACGGCGCATACTGGTTTAATGGGACACTGTCGTTCCCTTCGCTCGGATACGTCCCGCTTGCTTATGTCGGCTTTGTCGATCTTGGCAGTGATGTCGTTTCGTACCCTCCAAACGTATCCGACATCAACGGCCGTTTCGCGACCGATCCGAGAATGATCGTCCGGCACAATGAGATTTTCGTCAGCTACTACATTCAGGGTGGCCAAGGCGCTTTCAACGCCAACTTTTCCTATGTGATTTTCAGGGATCCAGCATGACTGAGCGCGTATTCATCGGAAATGATGCTGGCGTTTTCAAAATGCGCCTTTCTCGGCCGGGAGTAGATGCACGAAATGCTGCGGTTGAGCAGTGCTCGATCCATGAAGAGAAACAGCGTCCGCTGATGTACCTGCAGCAGGGCTATGCCTCGGTCCCGCCAGGTGGCACGGTGACGGTAAACCTTGGGCGGTCGTTCGCTTTCCCACCCGTTGTTATCCTGAAGCACGAAAGTCATCAGCTGATGGCGATCACCGCGCGCCTTTCTCTCAGTGCCGGCACCATGCAGCTCATTGCTCGAGCCAACAACGTCGGCTCGCTCGTCAAGTACGTGGTTATGGCCCCACAATAAGGTATCTCAAATGGCAACCTCTTTCTACTCGTCAGGGACGATTTCCCTGACGAACGGCTCTGCCGTGGTTACTGGCAACGGCACTGCGTGGGTGATCAGCCTCGTCACGAATGGCTGGATCGATCCAATAATGGTAGGTGGGCACCGGCTTCCTATCGCCTCGGTGGACAGTGACACCGAAATCACGGCGGAGTTTGCGTGGCAGGGACCGACTGGCACCTATCCGTATTCGATCCAGCGTGACGGTGATCAGGTTCAGGATAACGCCGAGAACGCAAAAAACCTGACCTATCTGCTGCAGGAGCTGCGAAAGGGGACGTTGTTCAAATACGACGCCAGCGGCACGCTTGCGGATCGGGCGCTTTTCGACGGGCGCCCTAAGAACTTCAGCTACCTCGTTCTTGATGGCGAAGATGCTCAGCTCTGGGTCAAGGCAAGTGCGACAGAAGGCGATTGGTCTGGGCCATATGCATATGGAACCGGCCCCGTTGGGCCGATGGGGCCAGCTGGGTATGCCAATCCTCGCGGTAATTATGACGATGGAACTGCTTATGTCCGGAATGATGCTGTCCTTAGTAGCGGGTCCACATGGGTCGCGTTGCAGGCAGTTCCTGCTGGCAATCCGCCACCAAACCTGCCGACTACGTCAAACGCATATTGGCAGCTGATTGCCCAAAAGGGTATGGACGGTACTGGAATCGGCGACATGCTGGCTTCGGTTTACGACCCTCGGGGACTGCAGTCCGATATTTTCGAGATCGCTGACGCGCTTGCATCGGGTAAGCTGTCTCTGTCGGGCGGCAAGATGACCGGGCCGCTCGATATGGGCGGGCAGGCTCTTAAAAATGCTGGCCCCGGCGTCGGAAATTACGTCAAAGGTCTGATCACCTCAAAGACCGCAGCGTTTGCAATCAGCGTTGCGCCGGGTGAGATCAAAGGCAATGGCAGGCTAGCCATCAGTACGGCCCCGTTCACCAAACTTCTGAACGCAGCATGGGTCGCGGGGTCGGATAACGGAGGACGGCTCGATGCAGCGGCGTTAACCGCCAACACGACCTATTTCCCGCAGGCGATTATCAAAGACAGTGACGGTTCGTTTGATTGGGGGTATTCGCTCCTGCCTATCCCTGCAGTAGTTCCTCCGGGATATTCGTGGGTGGGCCGATTTGATTGGTGTTACACGAATGCCGCGGGGAACGCGATCTGGGATTACACACAAGACGGCAGCACAAAAAGGCTACCTCTTTCGCCCTGGTATTCTGCGACCACGACGGGAGTGCCGGGCAATGTACTATATACGCTGCCAGCGGTTATTCCCGTGCCGCTGGGTATCCCGGCTCGTGTGGATGCGACTTCTGTCTTGACCGTAAATGCGTCGTCGGTATTGCGATTGAATATCGGCGATGCGGGCCCCCTTTCTAATCCCTATGAATTCAGGCTTTCTTTCAACACCGGAAGTTCAGGCATTGGGTTCGAAGGTTCGGACAAGGTTAAAACTAATTCACTAAGACAGCTACGTACTGAGTATTCAGGTACTGCTAATGCAGGCTCTGTCAGTACTTTCATAAGCAGCGTCGAAGACTTCACCCTCAATAGGGAGTACTGATATGGGATGGTATGTAAATCGCGTCGATGGAAAGATCGTCACAGCAAGCCCCGGCTTTGTTGAGGGCATGGCAGAAGAAGGGCCTGTTGACGAGAACGATGTCGAGTTGCAGGCATTTCTCAACCCCTCAGTATCGCTGGGCCACTATAAAGCTGCGTTTGACGCTCATCTCGACGCGGTGGCTCAAGAACGACAGTATGATAACCGGCTGTCGATCCCGACATATGCGGGCAGCACCAATCCGGCATGGGCCGCAGAAGCGCATGCCTTCATTGTCTGGCGTGATGCAGCTTTGGCTTACATGTTTGACAAGCTGGCGGCGGTAGAGGCAGGTGATATCGAGCCGCCAACAGTGTCTGAATTCGTTGGCGGAATTGAGGCCATCGTATGGCCTGCCTTAGAACCGAACGCCAATTCCTAGGTTGACCTGATATCTAGTTGTGCCGTTATCACCACCCGGCAGAAAATCGCTACCCCATTGCACCCGTCTTGCCTCAGTCTCGACACGAGCAAACACCCTGTCGAAGTTGTATTCAACGCCGATGGCTGCAGCATATGTTGGCGCGATCGTGCTGGTAGAGACTTTAGAGCCCTGCTGTTCTGACCGTGGATTGATGCACGCTACAACTGTGCGCTGTTCGTAGTTTGGCTGAAAATCGATGCGGCTGATAGTGTCTGAGCAAGTCTTCTGGTTGTCGACAGTCGTCTCACTTATCTTCATGAGGGAGAAGCCTAGCCCAGCTTTTCCATAGAATAGAAAGTCTCCCGCAATGAAGCCCGCGCGCCCCGAGATCATTGGCGCAGCCGTTTCTTTGATCTCGGACCTAAACGTCACAGCAGAAGATAGCAGCCGCTCACCGGTGTTTTCGAAGCGGGTGCCCGCCGATGCATGGATAGGTGTGCTCGACCACATCCAGCTCTCTAGGTATGGGGTAGAGCGGGAAAAACTGGACGAAGCCCTATAGACATCGCGGCTACCTAAGTCGCTCTGTGCTGACATCTCCATCCCGAATAGAGCGCTATCGAGCTGAAAGTTGTATCCGCCGAAAATACCGATGGATTTTTGGTCTAGATTGAAGGCGCGTCCATCAGAGAGCCAATGTGGGGAGTAGTGGTTGTCCGTTGCTTTCCGACCAGCAAGCGATCCGCCGACATATGCGCCATCGAAATTGCCAGCAGTAGCGTTTTCAGCAAAAAAGCAAGCGGCTGCGAAAATTGCAGATTTCATATCGCCTCCCGTTCCCGTTGTGGGTGTACGGCAGAAAATCTGCACTTGCAACGACTATGCCCCATTTATCGTTAATCGGGAATTGCCGACCAACCCCATAGCGCGGCGCATTGCCGTGTTCTCGTGAACTAAAATCCAAAAATCGGAGATCCATCATGAATGTGCCCATCACGGCGCAGCAAATCCGCATGGCTGCGAAAACGAAGCCTAATGAGGCGAACATGCAGTCGGTGTTGGTAGCGCTCGACAAGTACGGCGTCGATGCCGGACTTGATCGGCTGCACCGACTTGTTCAGTACCTCGCTCAGCTGATGCATGAAAGCGGTGCCTTCAAGTGGGATCGCGAGATTTGGGGTCCGACCGATGCGCAGCAGCGCTACGATGTGCGGACAGATCTCGGGAATACGCCGGAGCGCGACGGCGACGGCAAGCTCTACATGGGGCGTACGGCAGGCCAGATTACCGGCAAGGCGAACTATCGCGCTTTCCGTGATTGGTGCCGTGACCTTGGGTATGATTCGCCGGACTTCGTTGCCAAGCCTGAGTTGCTGAACACCGATCCGTGGGAAGGGCTCGGGCCGATCTGGTACTGGTCCACGCGCAAGCTCAACCGTTCGGCTGACCAGAACGATATCGAGACGATCACTAAAGTCTGGAACGGTGGCAAGAACGGACTTGTGGATCGCATCGATTACTATGGCCGGCTCGCTTTGGTGGTTTGCGGTTATGGCGTTTCTATCGATGAAGTTAAGCGGTTTCAGTTTGAGCATCGCCTTGCTGATATTGATGGCGATGTTGGCCCAAAGACCCGCGCTGCGCTGCACAAGCGCATGGTGGAACTGGATGGCTCCGCTTCTGCGGGTGTTCGCTCTGCTCCGGTGATCGAGGAAAAGATCGTTGAAAAGCCGGTAGCGGTCGAAGTCGAGAAACCTGTCGTGCCGGTGGCTGTCGAAAAAGAGGTGCGTCAGAAAACAAACTGGCTGTCGGGCGTGCTTGGCACTCTTTTCGGTGGCGGCGGCTTTGCGGCGTGGCTCGCTGGCATGAACTGGCAGAGCCTTTTGCTGGTGTCAGGCATCGCCGTGGTAGTTCTTGTCGTCGTGCTGGTCGCGGGCGAGTGGATCGTTCGGCGGGTCAAATCGATACGTCGCGAAATCGAGGCCTGATCATGATCGGCTTTTTCGACGGACTGAAAATAGGCGGCGGCGCCTTGGCCGGATTTGCCGCCTGCCTGACCATCAACGCCCTGATCTGGCAGCCTGCGGCAGAGCGAGAGGCGCGGGCGGCGGAACGGGCGAGCCTTCAGGCCGCAACCAATATCGCAATCGGAGAGCTTTCCAATGAAGCTGACAAGGCTCGTGTGCGTCGTCGTCTGTGCGTTGAGCGCGGCGGCCTGTACCTCAATGCAACAGGTGAGTGCCGCGAAAGGCCAGGTGCAGACGGCAGCTAGGTCCATCATCGGCACTTCGCTAATCGGGGCGCGTGGCGCCACGCCGAAAGATCAGGAAAAGATCGACGATACCGTGGCGGGTGTCTGCGGATCTCGCACCTGGACGCCGGCTGAATGTGCGGCGCATGACAAGGCGGCGCGCTGATTCGCCTGCCAGGCACTCTCCACCACAAGCAAGAGGCGACAGCGTGCCGGAACGAATTGATCTATTGGTCAGCGACGTACAGTCGCATTCGAAATCGATCACCGAACTAACATCGAGGATGGCGGCCTATGAAAAGCTTATCGCGGTTAGAGAGGTTGAGGATAAATACACTCAACAGCGACTTGCCCGCATCGAGCGCATTGGATGGGCAATTCTCTTTGCCTTCCTCTCCGTATTCATCGCTGCATCCGCCAACTTCGTCGTCAATGGGGGGCTTGTCGTTGTCAAGGCGGCTGCGAAGTAAGCTCGCCTCGCTGTTTCTGGCGTTCGTCTACGCGCTGTGCCTGATCGTCGGTGTCGGCGGAATGTTGTTCACGTTCTTCACCGTCGGCCCGTCGATTGAGACCCGGTATTTTCCAGCTGTCTCCAAACTACAGATCCTATCGATCGAGCCCTCTGGCGACCACAGCACACTGATCCGCGCGGCATTCGAAAAGCGCCGGGATTGCGAATATATCGGTATCACTTGGTTTGTCGGTGAGCGTGCTTCGGAATTCGAGCGAGTGTCCGTTCTTCTCAAGCGGGCGGATGGCGACACCTCTAGCCCGAACCGACCTCTAGGATATCAGCGGGCCGGGCCTTGGCTGATTGGGCTGCCTCCCGGTGACCTGGTCAACCGCAGTTTCGCGCAGCTCCATCACCGCTGCCATCCATTCTGGACAACTGCGACGGATTTCTTTCCGTGAGAGAAGCCCCGGCCGGAAACGGTTCGGGGATTTTTCGTTTAGCCTTCCAGCCGTTTTTTCTGCTTGTCCCAGATATCTTCAATATGCTTCGCAGCCTCGGCTGCTGTGTCCAACCAGCCCGTGTTTGGCATCCACGGCTGGGCGCCCTTCGGATACTGGATCGCCCAACGCCACCGGCCGGACTTCAACGTCTGTTGGTCGAGATATATGCGACCGATCTGCTGATTGCCGTCGTGGCCGCAATAATCCTCGTGAGGCTCTCCGTTAAGGCCGGGCTCGTTTCCCCATGTGCGGATCCAGCGGTACTTTTTCTGCCATTCCATGTTTTACAGTCGATCCAAACGGAAAGGGCTGTATCTAGTGGATCGCGGGGTGTTTTACAGCCATGCAGTTGGGAAGGCTTGCAAGGAACGAGCTTCCCAAGCTGGTGATTTGACGCTGTTTCTACTTGGTGGCGTTGATTAGGTCGCGTACGGCGCATGCGATTAATCCCGCAGAGCATTGCTCAGTGAAAATAGCTTGCCCGGCTGTGTAAATTCCCCAGCAGAACATTCCTATAGAACCAAAAACAAAAAGAACGCCAAAAAAAGACACAATAACTGGCACGCAAGTGCCTTCCGACTTCCCGCTGGACCTGATGCTGTTATTGATGGCGAAGAAGGTCTGTGCCGCGTATCCGATCATGGCGGCGATGAATGCCATGATAACGCCGGCGCAGAAAGCTGTGAGGCTGGCACGCAATCCATCAACGTCATAGGTCGCCTTACCGCCTCCAAGTAGTCCCAAAAGGGCTACTGCAGCGCCGCCATTAATCAGTATTCCTGCCTTGACGCATTCTTTGCCATATTCGATCGCTTGCAAAGAGTTTTGAAGTTGGAAATCGGATTCATCTGCCATCGACGATTGTCTCTTTGGGGGAGTAGAAGGGCGAGCGGAACTTAAAGATCGTTATCAAACTGATATAGATTGTGGCGATCTGCAACGATTTTGCCAGCGTTTCTCGGGTTCGCATAAGTTCCCAGAAATACCGCTACGCTACGCCAGCCGCCAGCATCCATGGTTGATTTCACGTCGATGCCCATGGCGAGGGTGTTATTGGCAAAAGCATGTCGACCGCAAGTGTGTGAGGGTTTGTAGGTGATCTCTGCTCTGTGACAGATTGCTTTGATGCGCTCGTTGACAGAATGACGGTTACGGTACCGAAAAACTCGATCCTCCGGGTTGGTGTCCCTGCTCATTTCGAATAGGCGTGTCACCAACTGATCGGTCAGAAAGCGCGTCGAATTGTGCTCGGTCTTCGTCTTAACCAGCAATGCCGTTCTTCCGGCGAAATCGATATCCCGCCAACGAAGCGATATGGCCTCTGAAACGCGTGCGCCTGTCTGGCTCATGAAGAGGACTAGAGCCGCAACATGAGGAAGTCGATCTTTTGCGCACTGTCGAACGAATGTTCCCAACCATGCCTGTGAGGCAGCCTTTTTCCGAAGCGGTCTTTCCTGTTTAAAATTGCGAATTCGGACCGACGATACCCAGCCGCGATCGAGGCCATGGTAACAGACGGCGCGGATCGGCGTGATGACGCATCGGTTTTTTGTGGCGTTGGTCTGGGTAGGGTAAAGCGCATTCGCCAGCTTTCGGACATCGAACGGGACGATCTCCGAGAGGTAAGTTTCGTGAAGGTAGGGCAGGAGCCTAACAAGGTATTTGCTCTCGCCGCCATTTTCTATGTAGCTGGCCGCTGCTTCGCCAAATGTGCGAGTTGGGCGGGTCTCGGTGGCCGGAAGTGTCGGCCGGAACGTCAT